AGTCAGGTCCCTTACAACGGTTGATGCCGGACGGTGTGATTATTGTAGTGATGACGCGGTGGTCAATGATGGACTTAACAGGGCAACTTGTTAACCATATGATAAAGAACCCGGACGCAGACCAGTGGGAAGTCGTTGAATTTCCAGCGATTTTAGACGAAGGTACTGAAGATGAGCGGTCATTGTGGCCTGAGTTCTGGCCACTAGAAGAGTTAAAAAAGAAGCGTGCCGGCATGGATACCCGGTACTTGTCGAGTCAATACTTGCAGAATCCAACGGCCGAAGGCGCTCAGATTATAAAAAGGGAGTGGTGGAAGTTTTGGGACAAGGAAGACCCGCCAAGCTGCGACTACACGATACTGTCTTTGGATGCTGCACAAGAGTCACATAACCGAGCCGACTATAATGCGGTGACATTATGGGGTGTTTTCTTTAATGAAGAGACCAATCAGAACAATATCATCTTGCTAAATGCGTGGAAAGAGCGTATGGAGTTCCCAGAACTTAAACGCGCGATGATAAAAGAGTATAATGATTGCGAACCAGATACGTTTATTGTTGAAAAGAAATCGTCCGGCGCGGCTTTGTACCAAGAATTCCGTGCTATGGGGATACCCGTACAAGAATTTACACCATCTAGGGGAAACGACAAGATTTCACGTGCGAACTCTGTCGCAGATTTGTTTGCATCAGGCATGGTGTGGGCACCAACGGATAGGCGTTGGGCACAGGAAGTAGTACAAGAATGTTCGGAGTTCCCGGTGGGGACGCATGACGACTACGTGGATAGTACCACGCAAGCATTGATTCGCTTTAGAAAAGGCGGTTTTATAACCTTGCCATCGGACGAGCGGGATGAGTATGATTCATATAGACGGTTTAACAAAAAGGCGTTTTACGCAATATAAAGGATAAATTATGGCAGGCGATATAGACAAAGGGCTGTACTCAGCCCCACAGGGAATAGAAGGTTTAGCAGATGGCATGCAGGAACCGGATTTAGAAATTGAGATTGAGGATCCAGAAAGCGTAGAGATTACTGCTGGTGGGATGACTATTGAGATTGAACCGGAACCAGAAACGGCAGATGACTTCGATGCCAACTTAGCGGATTATATGGATGATGGTGAGTTAGCGCAATTATCTGGCGACTTACTTGGTGACTATGAGTCCGACATCGACTCACGCAAAGACTGGTTAAACACATACGTTGATGGCATTGAGCTATTAGGTATGAAGATTGAAGACCGTACAGAGCCGTGGCCTGGTGCGTGTAGCGTGTATCATCCAGTGCTGTCAGAGGCGTTAGTTAAATTCCAAGCTGACACTATGATGGAGACGTTCCCAGCAGCGGGTCCAGTTAAAACACAGATTATTGGTAAGCAAACGCTTGAGAAAGAAGAAGCGTCAGAGCGCGTACGCGACGATATGAACTACCAATTAACTGAGGCTATGCCAGAGTATCGCCCTGAACACGAACGCATGCTGTGGGGCCTAGGATTAAGCGGTAACGCCTTTAAAAAAGTGTATTACGATCCAAGTCTAGAACGCCAAGTATCATTGTTTGTTCCGGCAGAAGATATCGTTGTGCCTTACGGTGCATCAAGCTTACAAACAGCGCCACGTGTAACACACGTTATGCGCAAGACCGAGAATGAGCTACGCAAGCTACAAGTAGCTGGGTTCTACCGTGACATCGAGTTAGGCGAACCATCCCACGACATTGAAGAAGTGGAGAAAAAGATTGCCGAGAAGATGGGTTTCAACGCGACAATGGACGACCGCTACAAGTTGTTGGAGATGCACGTTGACATTGATTTGCCTGGCTTTGAAGATGAAGAAGACGGCGAGCCTACAGGCATTGCCTTACCATACGTTGTAACATTAGAGCGCGGTACCGGTGAGATACTGGCTATCCGTCGTAACTGGAACCCAGACGACAAGACTAAACAAAAACGCAACCACTTCGTACACTACAGCTACATCCCAGGCTTCGGCTTCTATGCATTTGGTTTGATTCACTTAATCGGTGCAGCTGCTAAGTCAGGTACTATGTTGCTACGTCAGTTGGTGGATGCAGGTACGCTATCTAACCTACCAGGCGGCTTCAAAACACGTGGCCTACGTATCAAGGGCGACGATACACCAATCGCTCCAGCTGAGTTCCGTGATGTAGACGTACCATCAGGTGCCATACGTGACAACATCATGCCGTTGCCATACAAAGAACCATCACAAGTCCTACAAAGCTTGATGAACGGTATCATTGAAGAGGCTAAAGGCTTTGCTAACGCAGCAGATATGCAGGTCTCTGACATGTCAGCTAACAGCCCAGTGGGTACAACACTAGCTATATTAGAGCGTACATTGAAAGTGATGTCAGCTGTACAAGCCCGTGTTCACTACGCCATGAAGCAAGAGTTCAAGCTAATTGCCGGCATAATCCGTGACTATACGCCAGAAGAGTATAGCTATGAGCCAGTAGAAGGCAGCGCACGTGCTAAACAATCTGACTACGACTGTGTTGAAGTTATCCCCGTATCTGATCCTAATGCTGCAACCATGTCTCAAAAAGTGGTTCAGTATCAAGCAGTTATGCAGATGGCACAGCAGAACCCAGACATCTACGACTTGGTTGAATTAAACAAACAGATGCTTGAAGTATTGGGTGTTAAGAATATTGGTAAGTTAATCCCAGCAGCTGAGGAAGAGAAACCTAAAGACCCAGTTACTGAGAACATGAACGTTATCAATGGCAAACCGGTTAAAGCGTTCTTATACCAAGACCACGAAGCACACTTAACGGTACACCAATCTGCAATACAAGACCCTCAAATTATGGAGTTGATGGGCCAAAACCCGAAAGCTCAAGCTATCCAAGCAGCAATGATGGCGCATATTAACGAGCACATTGCGTTTGCTTACCGTCAAAAAATGGAAGAACAGCTAGGCGTATCGCTTCCAGACCCAGATGAGCAGTTACCAAAAGAAACTGAAGCTCAACTATCTCCGTTGATAGCTAAGGCGGCGCAACAGTTATTACAACAACACCAAGATGAGGCACAGCAGAAACAAGCTGAGCAGCAAGCTCAAGACCCTGTAGTTCAAATGCAACAAAAAGAGCTAGAGCTTAAAGAGCAAGAAATCCAAGCTAAAGGCATGAAAATGCAAGCAGAGGATGAAAACGATAAAGAGCGATTAGCAATTGAACGTGAACGTATTGCCTCAGCAGAACGCATTGCACAGATGAACCTAGAAGCTAAACAGCAAACGGAAGCAATGAAATCTGAGAAAGATCAGACCATTGTGGGCGCTAAACTAGGCGCAGACTATGCGTTTAAAAACAAAAAACTAGAAGCAGACCAGCAAGCCAAAGGCATTGATATGGGCTTCCAAGCAATGCAACAACACAACAACCGAAAGAATAAGGAATAACAATGAATGAAACGCTAGAGCATTTGATGTCACAAATCGAAGAACGGCGCAAATCAATTATCGAATCCCTTGGCGATGGTGCAGCCAAGGATTTCGGTGCCTATCAACACTCTGTCGGTATGGTTCGAGGTCTACTTACCGCACAGTCTTTAATCTCAGACCTCGCAAAAAACATGGAGAATTTTGATGACTAACGTCAACCTAGGTCAAGCAATTGACCTATCGGAAATGGTAGCAGATGCAAGAGAGTTTGGTGATGCCGAAAAAGCCTCACAACTACCAGAACCAAAGGGCTATCGAATCTTATGTGCAGTACCCGATGCTAGTGACACCTACGAGAGTGGCCTTGCTAAAGCATCAGATACTAAACGTATTGAAGAGAATGGCACCGTAGTATTGTTCGTTCTTAAAATGGGCGACCTTTGCTACAAAGAAGAAGCGAAGTTTCCTACAGGTGCATGGTGTAAAGAAGGTGATTTTGTCCTTACCCGCGCATACGCAGGTACTCGCTTTAAAATCCACGGAAGAGAATTCCGCATAATCAACGATGATACTGTCGAGGGTGTAGTAGCAGACCCACGCGGTTATACTCGCGCATAGGAGAAACATATGGCTGCACAACCAGAGTTTGAAGATGAGTTTGAATTTCCTGATGAAAAGGAAGTTAATATCGTAGGTAAAGAAGCAGATGTAAACATTGAAGTAGAAGGCGACACCATTGAAGTTGATGTTGTTGACGATACTCCACCACAAGACCGTGACCGTAAGCCCCTTCCTAAAGAAATAGTAGAAGAACTAGAGAAGGATGATTTAACCGATTACTCAGACCGAGTAAAAGAGCGTATGGCTCAATTACGTAAGGTATACCACGACGAACGCCGTGATAAAGAAGCTGCCGCACGTGAACGCGAAGAAGCAATTCGCTTTGCCCAAGCAATTCAACACGAGAACCAACGCTTAAAATCAACGCTTACTTCTGGCGAAAGAGAATACGTAGAAACGCTAAAGAACTCTGCAGCTAGAGAACTAGAAATATCTAAGCGTGATTACCGTGAAGCATACGACGCAGGTGATACAGATAAGATTATAGAAGCGCAACAACGTATGAACGAAGCGCAATATAAAATGACACAAATGCAAAACTATCGTCCGCAATACGATAATGCTTTACAACGCCCTGAAAATGATGTATATATACAACCTGAACGGCCCCAAGTGCCAAAACCTGACCGGAAAGCTCTTGCCTGGCAAGATAAGAACAGTTGGTTTGGGCAAGATGAAGAAATGACTAGCCTCGCTTTGGGGTTGCATGAGAAGCTAGTTAGAAGTGGCGTAGATGCTACTTCAACAGAGTATTACACAACCATCGATAAAACGATGCGCAAACGATTCCCAGAATATTTCGGGGATGATTCGCTGGACGAAGAAGTACCCGCCCAACGCAAAAAACCGTCGACCGTTGTTGCACCGGCCTCGCGTAGTACCGCGCCTAAAAAAGTACACTTGACTACAACTCAATTAGCTCTGGCTAAAAAGTTTAATCTAACACCGGAACAATATGCACGTGAGACACTAAAATTGGAGAAAAGATAATGGCTGATACAAGACAAACCCGTGAGCTAGATACACGCGAGACATTTCAACGACAAGCACAATGGGCTCCGGCTGCATTGTTACCCGAAATTAAGAAAGAACCGGGTTGGGCTTATCGCTGGATTCGTACTAGTATGGCAGGTCAAGCTGATGCCACTAATGTATCTTCAAAAATGCGTGAAGGTTGGGAACCCGTCAAATTGTCGGAACATCCTGAACTGCACTTATATATAGATGGCAACTCTCGCTTCAAGGATTCAGTAGAAGTGGGTGGCCTATTGTTATGTAAAACCCCAGAAGAGTTCGTTGACCAACGTTCTGCTTATTTCAATAATCAGACTCAGTCCCAGACTGAAGCGGTGGATAACAGCTTTATGAAAGAGAATGATGCACGTATGCCCCTATTTAAGGAAAAGCGTACCACTACCTCGTTCGGTAAAGGTAAATAATTTAAGGAGATTTATATGGCTACTACAGCAGCCCCATACGGTCTTCGTCCTATCAACCTAATTGGTGGTCAGCAATTTGCTGGCTCAACACGTCAATTAAAAATCGCTAGCGGTTATGCTGCTAACATTTTTTACGGTGATGTTGTTGCAATTGGTGTAGACGGAACTATCGTAAAAGTAACAAACGTAGGTACAAACGCGGATGCATTCCCAGCTGGTACAGTTGGTGTGTTCTTAGGTTGTTCATACACAAGCCCAACTTTAGGCTACTACTTGCAATCACAATACTGGCCTACTGGCACTGTAGCTTCAAATGCTACAGCTTACGTATGTGATGACCCAGATACATTGTTCCAAATCCAAGCAGATGATGCTGTGACTCAAACAATGCTAGGTTCTAACTTTGGCGTGAATCAAACAGCAGGTTCTACAACTACTGGCGATTCAAAAATATCATTAGATGTTGGTACTCGTGCTACAACAAACACTATCGCATTGCGTTTAGTAGATTTTGTAAACGGCCCATTCTCTACTGTTGGTGACGCATACACTGATTGTATCGTTAAATTTAACTTTGGTATCCATACGTATTACAATGGTACCGGTGTTGGCGATTAAGGAGATTAAATAATGGCTATTTCACGCGCACAGCTCCTTAAAGAGCTTCTACCAGGTCTGAACGCTTTGTTCGGTTTGGAATACAAACGTTACGGCGAAGAGCATCAAGAGATTTACGAAACTGAATCTTCTGAGCGTTCATTCGAGGAAGAAACAAAATTGTCTGGCTTCTCAGCAGCTCCTGTTAAAAACGAAGGCAACGCCATCGCTTACGACAATGCTCAAGAAGCTTGGACAGCTCGCTACACACACGAAACTATCGCTTTAGGCTTCAGCTTGACTGAAGAAGCAGTAGAAGATAACTTGTATGACACTTTATCTGCTCGCTACACTAAAGCATTAGCTCGTGGTATGGCGTACACAAAACAAGTTAAAGCAGCTAACGTATTGAACAACGGTTTCAACACCAGCGGTTCATACAACGGCGGCGACGGTGTGCCACTATTCAGTGCATCTCACCCACTTGTTACTGGCGGTACAAACAGCAACATTCCAACCACTCCAGCAGACTTGAACGAAACTTCATTGGAAAATGCAGTTATTCAAATCGCCGCTTGGACTGACGAACGTGGCCTATTGATCGCTGCTAAACCTCGTAAATTGGTTGTTCCACCAGCATTGCAATTCGTTGCAACTCGCTTGTTGGAAACTGAATTACGTGTTGGCACTGCTGACAACGATATCAACGCATTGAAAAACAACGGTTCAATTCCAGAAGGTTACGCAATTAACCACTTCTTGACCGACTCAAATGCTTGGTTCTTGACAACAGACGTACCTAACGGTATGAAACACTTTGTACGTACTCCATTAGCAACATCAATGGATGGCGACTTCGATACTGGTAACGTTCGTTATAAAGCACGTGAGCGTTATTCATTCGGTTGGTCTGATCCATTAGGTATGTACGGTTCAGCTGGCGCTTAATAAACGCTAGGTAAGATAAGAGGGAGCTTCGGCTCCCTTTTTTAATGGTTTTCCGTATTGCGATA